AACTATGGACTTGAACCTGATCAAAAGCAAGCTGACCTCGATGCAACAGCGAGGAAACAGCAACAGCAAAGATCTCTCGCAGCTCATTTGGAAGCCTAGCGTAGGGAAGCATTCGGTAAGGATTGTGCCGTCTGCCTACAACAAATCCAATCCATTTAGAGAGATGTTCTTTCATTACGGTATCGGAAAGAGAACAATGATCTCTCTAGTAAACTTCGGAGAGAAAGATCCGATTGTAGAATTCGCAGAGCAGTTGAGAAAGACTAGCGACAAAGAGAACTGGGCTATGGCCAAGAAACTATCACCTAAGATGAGGGTATTTGTACCTGTTGTCGTAAGAGGTGAAGAAGACAAGGGCGTTCGTTTATGGGAATTCGGTAAGCAGATCTACATGGAATTGCTTGCTATTGCAGAAGACGAAGATGTAGGCGATTACACAGATCCAGTAGAAGGACGTGATCTCACTATTGAGACTACTGATCCAGCTACTAACGGTACTGGCTACAACCAATCTAAGGTACGTGTACGTACTAAAGTCACTCCACTGTCTACAGACTCTACACAAGTACAGGCCTGGTTGACTACTCAACCCGACCCCAACACTCTCTTCAAGAAGTATGCATACGACGAAATGAAGACTGCATTACTAGAGTGGTTAAATCCAGGAGAAGAAACAGAAGCTACAGAAGAAGCTCCTGCTAAAACTCCAGCCGCTGAACCTACTAAGACCGGTTATAGCTTGAATGCTAAACCCAAGGTAGATATCGACAAAGCATTTGACGATTTGTTTAGCGACGATTCAGAAGGTTAATTAACACACTAAAACACGTTATGGCGAAAGCAAAAGAAAGTTTAAACGCAGCACTATCCGGTGCAATCAACTCAAAATTTAACCTAGATGGATTCAAGAAGTCTAAGAACTTATCTTCTTCTCCGGTTAAATTTAAAGAGCAGACCTGGATACCACTCTCAGAAGCTTTCCAAGACACCCTTAGCGTACCTGGAATTCCGATTGGCCACATAACACTCTTACGTGGTCATTCGGATACAGGTAAAACTACCGCTTTGTTAGAAGCAGCTGTAATGGCTCAAAAGATGGGCATACTACCTATCTTAATCATAACAGAGATGAAATGGTCTTGGGAGCATGCTAAACAGATGGGATTCCAATTCGAAGAAGTAGCAGATCCTACTACAGGTGAGATTATTGACTATAAAGGATTCTTCCTCTATGTAGATAGAGAGAAGATGAATACTATCGAAGACGTAGCAGCATTTGTAGCTGATATACTAGATGAGCAGAAGAGAGGTTCGTTACCTTACGAGCTATGCTTCTTCTGGGATTCAGTAGGATCAGTACCCTGTAAAATGTCGGTAGAGAAAGCTTCTAATAACAATGAATGGAATGCAGGAGCTATGTCAACACAGTTCGGTAATTTCATTAACCAAAAGTTTCCATTATCGAGAAAAGTAAATCAACCGTATACAAATACTTTCGTTGCAATCAACAAGGTATGGGTATTAAAGCCTGGATCTCCAATGGAGCAACCTAAGCTAAAAAACAAAGGTGGAGATACGATGTTCTTCGATGCTTCGATGGTAATTACATTTGGTAATGTCGCCAACTCAGGCACTAATAAGATCAAGGCTACTAAAGGAGGGAAAACAGTACAGTTTGCTAAGCGTACAAAACTATCATGTGATAAAAATCACGTTACAGGAGTAGAGACAGAAGGTAAACTTATTATGACTGCACATGGATTTATTCATGATGATAAGAAAGCTATCGACAAGTATAAAAAGGATCATGCCAGTGAATGGCTGCAGACCTTAGGTACTACCGATTTCGATTTAGTAGAAGAAGCAGCAGACGATAGCAAAGATATTTTTGATGCATCTGAGACAGAATAAGTTGGTTCGTATCTAGAAAGTAACTATCTTTATAAAAAAAGTTATGACTAGAATTAATGCCGGAATTCCACCTGCCGATCTTACGGGTAAACATTTGATTGCTGAACACAGAGAGATCAAACGCATACCTAACGTAGTAGCTAAAGGAAGATACAATCTCAAGACTGCACCCAAAGAGTTTACTCTAGGTACAGGACACGTTTCGTTCTTCTATACAAGACTTGGATATCTCAAACGAAGATACCAAGAACTCCATAATGAATGTAAACGGCGAGGTTATAATGTACAGAACTACGAAGATTGCTGGGATAATATACCGCCCGAACTAATGGGCGATTACACTCCCACGCCAGAGGCTATTAACCTTGTATCCGAACGAATCAAAGACAGACTAGCTAATCCAATAGCTAAACAGAAAAAACAAACCACGTGAATAAAGACTTTAAAGCAATTTTAGATAGCCTCAAAGAATCCAAACAAGAGACCCTGACTAGAAATAGCAGGGTCCTTCTTATTGATTCGCTCAATACTTTTCTCCGGAGCTTTGTTATGATCAATCATATCAACCCGCAAGGCAATCATATCGGAGGATTGACAGGATTCTTGAAATCAGTAGGCTTCGCAATCCGGCATATCAAGCCCACTCGGGTTATTTTTGTATTTGATGGACATGGAGGATCTACTAACAAGCGATATCTCTATCCTGAATATAAAGCCAATAGAAAGATCAATAAAATATCAAATTGGGAAGGATTTGAAACACAACAAGACGAATCAGAAGCTATCACTAATCAAATAGTGCGTCTGATTGATTATCTCAAGTGTCTCCCTGTTGATTTGATAAGCATAGATAAGATTGAAGCTGATGATGTGATAGGGTATATGACAGGGAAATTAGAGGGTACAGTTCACATTATGTCATCTGATAAAGATTATCTGCAGTTAGTATCGGATAAAGTAACGGTATACTCACCTACTAAGAAGAAATTTTATACTCCAAAGCTAATAAAAGAAGAGTTTGGATTACCGCCCTGTAATTTTCTCATACAGAAAGTCTTACTTGGAGATCAATCAGATAACGTACCCGGTGTAAAAGGATTAGGTATAAAGACACTACTAAAACTCTACCCAGAGCTATCCGGAGCAGATAGAATAACGCTAGAAGAGGTACTAGAAAAAGCAGAGACAGCTGGACCTAAGTATGATAAGATTACGAACTATAAACACCAGCTTCTAATCAATAGACAGCTCATGGATTTAGAAACTCCTAACATCCCGGAAGAGAATATTGAGAGGATTATGGAACTAATCGATAACCCTAACTCTACTCTCGATAAAGCTACCTTCCTTGGATACTATAATGAAGACTATCTACAGAATAGCATACCAAACGTAGCAGTTTGGATTTACGATACATTCGACTACCTTAGACATTTTAGAGTAAAGTAGTTGGCGAATTGAATTAAAACAGTTAAATTAGGTTATATGACAACATTGAATAAGTTATCGGCGTATGGTGTAGGCTTCCAGATCAAGGTACTGACCTCGCTACTGAAGCATAAAGAGTTTCTACAGAATATAAACGACGTATTAGAGCCAGAATCTTTTGATAGTCCAGCTCACAAGTGGATTGTAGAGGAGATTCTACGCTACTACAAGAAATATCACACGACACCTTCCCTAGATTCACTACAGGCAGAAGTCAAGAAGATATCTAACGAAGTATTGAAGGTATCAGTTATTGAGCAGTTAAAAGAAGCTTACAAAGCAGTTAATGATGATAGAGAGTATGTAGAGCAGGAGTTCTCGACTTTCTGTAAGAATCAGCAGCTAAAGAACGCTCTATTCAGTTCAGTAGACTTGCTACAATCAGGACAGTATGATAGTATTAGAGCTATTATCGATCAAGCCCTAAAGTCAGGTCAAGATAAGAATATCGGACACGAATATCTAAAAGACATTGAAGCTCGATTTAGAGAAGAAGATAGATCGCCTGTACCTACAGGTTGGGAGACTATCGATCAAGCCCTAGCTGGTGGATTAGGATCAGGTGACTTTGGAATTATATTCGGTAACCCAGGTGGCGGTAAGTCGTGGTGTTTGGTAGCGATGGGTGCTATTGCAGTTAAGCTAGGGTACAACGTTATACACTACACCTTAGAGTTATCTGAATCCTATGTAGGTAAGAGATACGATGCTTGCTTGACAGGAATACCAGTAGATAAACTAAATCAGCATAGAGCTGAGGTAGAGAAAGCTATTACAGCCCTACCCGGTTCATTAATTGTAAAGGAATACTCTCCAGGCCGTGCTTCTATAAATACCATCGAAACCCACGTCCAGAAGTGTAAAGATCTAGGCGTTACACCTGACCTTATTATTATCGACTACGTTGATCTTCTGAAGTCTAAGAGAAGTGCTAAAGAAAAGAAAGAAGAGATTGATGATGTCTATACTGCTACTAAAGGTCTAGCCCGTGATTTAAAAATACCTATCTGGACGGTTTCGCAGGTAAATCGTGCAGGTGCTAAAGATGATATCATTGAAGGAGATAAAGCAGCAGGATCTTACGATAAGATGATGATTGCAGACTTTGCTATGTCGTTATCGCGTAAGAGAGAGGATAAGGTTAGAGGTACAGGTAGATTCCATATCATGAAGAATAGATACGGAATGGACGGTATGTCGTTTGAAGCTAAAGTAGATACTTCATCAGGTAAGATTGAGATAAGTAGTAGTGAATTAGACGAATCTACACTACCGCCTCCCTCTTCGACAACAGGCTCATTCGGAGTGTTTAATCAGAACGAAAGAGATATGCTGAGTAAAAAGTTTTATGAATTGGGGGGAATTTAAGTGTTTTTCACCATATTTATTAAAAATACGCAGCCATGGCAAGAAGCATACTACAACCTCAAACTGATTTCGCACCCGGATTTGTAGGCTCCCTCGGACTTACAAGAGAGCGTGATCCGCAACAAAGCATTCCTAGTGATGTAAGAGTTAATATGGGAAATGAAACACGTGGTGGAGCAGGAGCTACTAATTTAGTTAAGCAAGCTACTTCGCCAACTAATGCATCTGTGCTTTCCGGTTCTCCAAAGCCAAAGAAGTATGCAGATACGATCACACAGCTGACGAGAAAGTAATCTAACCTTTATTTTTACATTTTACCGAGATCTGAAAAATCAGGTCCGTATAAACTATTCTTATAACTTTTAAAAACAGAACACAAAACCTATGGATGTTTCCCAAAGCATTTTAAGCGACATTACAGTGTACATGAAGTACGCAAGATTTAACAAAGAACTCGGAAGAAGAGAGACCTGGGATGAAATCGTGACCAGGAACAAAGAAATGCATTTGAGAAAGTATCCGCAGCTAGCTCAAGAGATTGAGCAGGCCTATACTCTAGTCTACGACAAAAAAGTATTGCCTTCGATGAGATCTTTGCAGTTCGGCGGTGCACCAGTAGAATTAAATAATGCACGTATCTATAACTGCTCCTATCTACCTATTGACGATTACAGATCATTTGCAGAAGCAATGTTCTTATTACTATCAGGATGCGGTGTTGGTTTTTCAGTACAGCGTCATCATGTAGATCAATTACCTGAGATTAAAGTGCCTACTAAGACTAAACGTTTCTTGGTTGGAGATAGTATTGAAGGATGGGCTGATGCAGTAAGAGCTCTATGTAAGTCGTACTTTACAGGCGGTGCATTACCTAAATTCGATTTTAGAGATATTCGACCAAAAGGAGCTCTACTTATTACATCAGGCGGTAAAGCACCTGGACCTGATCCTTTGAAAGAATGTCTGCATCAGATTCAAAGAGTATTCGAAAAGAAGCAAACAGGAGATAAACTGTCTTCATTAGAGTGTCATGATATTGTCTGCTACTTAGCCGATGCAGTATTATCAGGAGGTATTCGTAGAGCAGCACTCATATCGTTATTCAATATCGACGACGAAGATATGCTGACGTGTAAGTTCGGTAATTGGTGGGAGCAAAACCCGCAAAGAGGTCGTGCTAATAACTCAGCCGTTATCCTGCGTCATAAGATTACTAAAGAGGATTTTGATACATTGTGGTTAAAGATTAAGATGAGCGGTTCAGGAGAGCCTGGTCTATACTTCTCCAATGATAAAGATTGGGGAACTAATCCTTGCTGCGAGATTGCTTTACGTCCATACCAGTTCTGTAACTTATGCGAGGTGAATGTATCTAATATCGAAGATCAAGAAGATCTGAATGCAAGAGTAAGAGCAGCTGCTTTGATCGGAACACTACAAGCCGGATATACTGATTTCCATTATCTCCGTGATGTATGGAAGAAGACAACAGAGAAAGAAGCTTTACTCGGTGTAGGTATGACAGGCATCGGATCAGGTGCATATACAAAATGTAATCTAAAAGAAGCAGCTGAAGCAGCTAAGCAAGTCAACGAAGCTATTGCAGCACAGATTGGTATTAATAAAGCAGCTCGTGTTACCACAGTTAAACCATCCGGTACATCCTCACTTGTCTTGGGTACATCATCAGGCATACATGCTTGGCACAATGATTACTATATCCGTAGAATTAGAGTAGGTAAGAATGAAGCTATCTACAATCACCTTCTAATCAATCATCCAGAACTTGTAGAAGATGATTTCTTCAAACCAACAATCCAGGCTGTTATATCAGTACCTCAGGCAGCACCTCAAGGATCTATACTCAGAACAGAATCTGCTTTAGAGCTACTAGAAAGAGTTAAGAAGTTTAACGTAGAGTGGGTGAGAGCAGGGCATAGAAAAGGACAGAACACTAACAACGTATCTGCAACAGTTTCTATCAAAGATCATGAATGGGAAGAAGTAGGAGAGTGGATGTGGAAGTATAAAGAGACTTTTAATGGACTATCCGTATTACCGTTCTCGGATCATACATATGTCCAAGCGCCCTTTACAGATTGTACTCAGGAAGAATACAACGAACTAGTACAACACCTACATAACATTGATCTAAGCAAGGTAGTTGAATTTGAAGACAATACAGATCTATCAGATCAGGTAGCTTGTGCCGGTGGAGTTTGTGAGGTGGTTTAATGAATAAAGAAAAACCTATAGCAGGAATAGATTACTACCTAGAAAACGATAGAGTCGTTTTTACAGAAAAGTACCATAAGGAGAGGGGACAATGTTGCGGTAATGGATGCAGACATTGTCCCTATACTCCCAAACATAAAAAAGGCAATAAAGAGTTGGAAGTTAAGAAGTAAGTTCGTATCTTTATAGCAAATAACAGGTTATGATTATACACGACAAAGAGTTTGTTCTGGATAAACTAGCTCACCTACCCAAACTCAAGTACAATAAATTTCAATGGTGGAGAAGCTACGGACTGCTTGAAGAGCTGCATCACTACCGACCTCTTATCGAGCGTATACGTAACGGAGATTTCGATCCCTCTCCCTATTTCTGGATGGCTCAGTTAGCTATTCACGAAATGAATGAAAAGATTGCTAAGGTAAAGTGTCCTGAGAAGCGAAGAGAGATTCAAAGCCTGCACATGGAGAAGTATAGAAGACTCCAGGTAGATTACGAAAAAGATGAAGCTGCTAAACTGGCCGAGATGAGAAAGTCTTTTCAGATGTGGTTTAAGAAAACTAGAGAGGAGTTAGAAGAAATAATGCAAGATTTCGTTGGAGATCTGGAAGAATTATATTATTATTTAGAAAACCAAAAACAACCGTTATGCCAGAATTAATGTCGCTCTACGATTACTTGGGTAGAGCAGCCGGCGCTAAATTAGGTGCCGAAGTAGCTATTTTCGCTAAAGCAGCTAGAGCAGTAGTAGGTACTCGAGAAGTGTCGAATAAAAAATACTCCGGACCTGTTAACCTTTACGAGAAGTCTCTCTTAGAATCATTCTTTAATGATAAAAAGCATGCAGATGTTATCGATGAAGATAAGCAGTTGTATGCTCAAAAGCTTCTTAAGAAACATGCAAACTTTTTACCTAAATCAATATAATAAACTTAAGTTATTATGAATAAAAAACAAGCCGTACTATCGCTCAGTGGAGGTATGGATTCCTCTACGCTACTCTTACACCTTCTAGCAAATGACTACGAAGTTACCGCATTATCTTTTGACTACGGTCAGAAGCATAGAGTTGAACTAGAGAGAGCAAAGTCGCTAGTAGAGTATATTAACTCAAATAAAGCAGGTGTGGATATCGAAGCAACTACCGATTTTAGAACAACTAAAAGCCACTCTAAAGTAAGACATCAAATTATTACCCTCGATGGATTATCTCAGTTACTCAACTCCTCTTTAGTAGAAGGAGGTAACGATGTACCTGAAGGGCACTACGAACAGGATAACATGAAAGACACTGTTGTACCTAACCGTAACAAAATCTTCTCATCTATCATCCAAGCCGTTGCACTATCTCTTGCAAATAAGCAAGCAGGAGATGACTGCACAATAAATCCAGAGGTGTATATCGCATTAGGCATTCATGCTGGTGATCACGCTATCTACCCAGACTGTAGACAGGAGTTTAGAGATGCTGATTACAGTGCATTCTTAATAGGGAACTGGGGTGCTGAAAATGTAACTTTTTATACGCCGTATCTTAATGCAGATAAGTTCGGTATTTTACAAGACGGACAGGAGTGCTGTGAAGTTTTAGGTCTTAGTTTTGAAGAAGTATATAGCCGTACTAATACGAGCTACAAACCTATTAAGCTTCAAACACCAGCAGGGCCTCGCTGGTTCTCTGATTATAAATCAGCTGCATCTGTAGAACGTATTGAAGCTTTCGTCAAACTAGGTCGACCTGATCCTGTAAGATATGCTGATGAGATGGGACCTGTGAATTGGGAGACAGCTAAAGCACACGTAGAAAAAGTATTACTTGAACACGCAACCAAATAAATAATATGATAAGAATTTCACACGAAATACCTAAACAGCTATTTCCGTATCACGATCTGATCTCAGACTACCCCTATGTTTTAGGACATCTCCTAAATAAGGATAAGGAGTATACAGAGTTCTATAAACAGAGGTTAGAAAAAGCACCTTTCTCTATTCTAGATAATTCTGCATTTGAGTTAGGAGAGTCTATACCGATGGAAGAGCTTTACGAGTTAGGAAAAGAATTCAATCCTACACATTTAGTACTCCCCGATAGAGTTAATGACTACAAGCAGACGATGGAGAATGCTGTGAAGTACCTCTCTGATTACAAAGTAGATGGGCAGCAGTATATTGGAGTATGCCAAGGAGAGACTTTTGATCAAATTGCAGATTGTATAGACTTCTATACAGACAAAGATGTTGATATTATTGCATTACCTTTTGACCTAGTACCTGATTCTGACTATTTGACAGTCAGGTTTAGATTCTTGAATTGGTGGTATGCGAATAGATTTACGTATAGAAGATCGGGTATCTATAAATTCCATCTACTTGGATGTCAGAACCCTGTCGAATTTCAGCTCTATAAGTATCATCAAGATCATATCGTACGCTATATTCACTCTCTGGATACTAGCTCACCAATCGTTAACGGATGGTCGGGTAATAGATTAGGAGAGAACGGATTAACTGTACCTAAGCCCAAAGATAAACTAGCTGATAATCTAGACATACAACTATCACCACAGCAAATAGACCTTATATTTCAAAACGTAAAAACCTTTAGATCATATGTCACAAAGTAGTCTCATGAATGAAGCGGCTTCTAGGTCGCTAGGATCTGCAAACTCCTATGCAGTATATACGGATAAGTTTGATCCATCGCAATTAAATCCTATGCCCCGTGCAGCAGCACGTCAAGACTGGGATATCACCGGTAATGAATTTGTAGGGTATGATGTATGGCATTGCCATGAAGCTACCTTTTTACTTAATAATGGATTGCCTGTAGCAGGTACTTTAAAGATTGTATGTCCAGCTTCGTCAGAGTTTATGGTAGAATCGAAGTCTTTTAAGTTATACCTCAATACATTCGATATGTGTAAAATGGGGGATACTTTAGTAGAAGCTATCGATAACTACGAATCTCAAGTTGCACACGATATTAGTAACTGTATTGGTATGCCTACAGAGGTTAAGTTTTTCCAATCAGGAGAAGATAGAACAGCTGAAGGAGATCCTGCTACCGGATATGAAGATCTATTTAAGACTATTTCAACTAAGGAACTGGAAGGGATGGAAATCACAGACTATACTGGACAAGAAACTTATAGCGTAGTCGATGATTACGGTACATTACCAACTACTACTAGAGTCTTTACAAATGTACTAAGGTCGAGATGTAGGCACACTAAACAAAAAGATACCGGTACTGCTTATTTTGAGATTACTACAAAGAAAGGCAGAGTTAATCATAGAGAGCTTTTGAAGATGATTATTTCTCTGAGAGAAGTTAATGAGTTTCATGAATTCTGTGCAGAGAAGTTCTATACAGAGTTAATGAAGAATCCTTTGATCGAAGAATGCTCGGTAATGCTACTCTATGCCCGGAGAGGATCTTTAGATATCTGCCCTGTAAGAGCTACTAAAGAGACGATGATACCTAAAGAGTTGAAATCAAGATTTTATTACACCCGTAAAACCATGGGACAGTAATGAGAAAAGCAAACTGGACAGTATTCGTATCTCAGACTGGATCTGAGGTAATGAGCTTGGCTAAGGCACTCGATGTAGTGCCTAGCCTCCTTTTAACCAACAATCCAAGAAAGCTACGCGGAGATGTACAGGAGTTTTTAGAGGAGCATGGATGTGCAGTAGACTGTATACCTTTTAACCCTTTATTAGAACATTATCTCCGTGAAGATGTCTTAGACAGTAATATCATAACGCTTCATGGATATCTACGGATAATCCCAAGCGGATTCATTCTGAGATATAGTCCTCGAAAGATATACAATGGGCATCCTGGATTGATAACTGATTACCCGGAATTGAAAGGTAAAGATCCTCAGATCAGGGCCTGGGAGGGTGGATACGAGATAGTAGGGTCAGTAGTTCATGAAGTTACAGAAGGAGTAGACGAAGGAGAGGTATTGAGATTTTCAGCAGTACAGAACACCGCTAAGTCGCTAGACGACATGTATAATACGCTAAGAGAGACTTCTCTTGAAGCTTGGGTAGATTTTTTTACTAACAATTTGTTGGTAGATTGAAAGTAATTCACTATTTTTAATTTATGAAAATACTATTAGGAAGCCATGGCGTAGGCAAGAGCACGCTATTGAAAGCAGTACAGGAGAAGTATCCGGATTACTATGTAACTGACGGATTCTCAAGACCTGTCTATAAGATTAGTAGAATGCTAGATTTCTCAGAGACTGAGAAGCAAGTTGTTATCAATGAGCTATCAGCCTGGGCTTATCAGAACTATCTAACGCATACGAATGTAATCTCTACTAGATCTATCATTGACTGTATTATCTATTCACAGATTCTACATCCGAAGATGGATTTGACTGAGATGATACAGCTATTCGATAATACTAAAGATGTAGTGGAGTACTTCTTCTATATTCCTATTGAATTTGGATTTATCTACGATCCGGACAGACTTAATGAAGAGTTGCAAAAGAAAGTAGATTTCTTCTTCCAAGATTTTATTAACACTCACGTACCTGCAGATAAGCTTATCACTATTACAGGGACTGTTGAAGAGAGATTAGAAACCATATCAAAATACCTATAATATGTTTATGTCATGTAAACTGTTTGACGGATACAGTACAATATTCCGTCAGTGGCGTGCAGAAGGGACGCATTGCAGATTTATTCACGGGTACGGAATATCTTTCCGAATCTGGTTTGAAGGTGAGTTAGATGAGAGGAATTGGGTATGGGATTTTGGAGGAATGAAAAGAGCTAAGGGTAAGATTGATGGAATGAATCCTAAAGAATGGATGGACTATATGTTCGACCATACCTGTTTAGTAGCGGAAGATGATCCAGGTATAGGCGGATTCAAAACCATGGATCAGCTAGGAGTTATTCAGTTAAGGTTATTACCTGCTGTAGGTGCTGAACAGTTCGCAAAGTTTATCTACGATAAAGTAAATACTTTTGTAGTAGAAGAGACTGCAGGTCGAGTTAAAGTATCTAAAGTAGAGTTCTACGAAAATAACAAGAACAGCGCAATCTATATACCTTGACAGAAAAAAAGAAACCAGACTTAGTAGTATGGGATGAGGAGCGTGGCTACTATCCAAGAGAGCTAACCTACGGAAGTAACCTAGGTGCTCCTGCCATTCAAATAGATGATGTAATGGGATGGAGGCATTCCAAGGTAGAAGATGTTAATAACCAGTTCAGAACACGTTATGAAGAGTTAAAAGCAGAAGCAGGAAAGCTTATTGACGAGTATAACTGGAATGATCTTATATATACCAGAGTAGAGTATAGCTTTCAACCAGTAGTAGGTCACGTATATCACATGTATATGAGAGACAACGAAAGTTTGTTTCTTTCTATCATAGATCCACGACAATGGAAGATGAAGCACGTAGCAAGCTTCCGATTAGACTCAACAAATAAATGGATAAAACTATAAACTATGTCATACAGCCGGTGGACAACATCAACATGGTACACATTCTGGTCAGCAGCAGGCCCTAACATGAATTTTAAATGGCCAACTAAAGAACTAAAAGATGCTCAAGTATTTGAGATCTGCGACTTCCGACCCTACAGCATCACATACGGTGAGCTGAAGGAGAAGGGTGGATTAGCAATCTTGAAAGAAGTAGAGGAGCACTACAGTAAGAGCTCTCCTACTGTAATCCTCAAAGGATTTAACGACGATGGCGAAGCTATCTACGAAGATACAATGACCGAACCAAAAAATATAACCAAGAGTGACTTATCAGAGCTCGGCTACTACTTCCAGCAATTCATAGAAGATGTCGATCAGCATTTTGAGCTTGGGACTTTTTTGATATATGAGTGGTACTATCCAATCCGAAATAAAATAAGTTGGACGTACGAAAAATTTATCCGATCTTTAAAGGATTAAGAAATGACAGTTAAACAATTAATCGACATCCTAGATCGCCTAGATCCAGACCTAGAAGTATTCACTAGAGGATATGAAGGGGGATACGAGTATGCTGAGCTGAAAGGAGCTCCTATTGACGTAGCACTAGATTACTATAACGACGACGAGTGGTGGTATGGTAGACATCAAGTTGTCGATCTGGTAACAGACAACAAAGAAAACTATAAAATTGTAAAAGGAATAATACTATGAGTAAAATCGATACACACAAGCTGCTAATCAGCTCGGATTTCTATTCGGTACAAGGAGAAGGAATCTCCTCAGGTGTACCGTCCTACTTCGTCCGCTTAGGCATATGTAACCTAACTTGCGGTATGAGTAGAGCATTCACTAACGCTTTAATGAAGGAAAAATCATTAGAGGATGGTGAAATATTTGAAGGTGACTTACACAAGGAAGGTAAAGCAACATGGACTTGTGATAGTACATCTCAATGGCTATGGAGAGGTGAAGATAAAGAATTTCAATATCTGATTGATCAATGGAAAGAACAAGGTATCTATGAAGATATTAAGAACGGTACTATCCATATTATTTGGACTGGTGGTGAACCTACAATTAAAGGACATCAGGAAGCTATTAGTAACTTCATTAAGTACTGGAAATTAAGTGATCCATCTATTAACAAAGTTATATCAGGTGGTTTATCACATAGATCAAATTAACTGTTCACCAAAGCTATCTAACTCAGGTATGACTGAGAAACAACGTATCAATCCAGACGCAATCAAGCGTATAATGGAACATTCCAATTACCAATTTAAATTTGTTATTTCAAATGAAGAAGATGTTAAAGAATTATTCCGTGACTTTGTTGTACCATTTAGCATACCTCTTACCAAAGTCGTTTGTATGCCAGGACTAGATAGTCAAACTGATTTTCATGAGCGTACTCAATTCGTATTAGAGATGGCTAAGAAGTATAAATTTAGAGGCTTAACAAGATTGCACATTTCGGCTTGGAATTTGACACTTAATGTGTAATTAGCTTGGGATAAAACGCTGAACCGTACTATTTATTATAAATAATATAGTATGAAAGGTAAAAGAGATGTCGATGCAGAAAACTACGTATGCACAGCTTGTGGTACAGCTTTTAAGAGTGAGACAGTTAAGAACCATGAACATAAATTCTGTAGCGATGTTTGCAGAATTAGATATGGATTTAAAGATGAGATCTGTGCTGAATGTAAGATATCAATAAGCATTAGAAGGAATAAGATGCGAAATAACTACTTCTGCTCTAAGAAATGCTACCACAGCTGGCAAAGCGTTAATGTAAAACCACCGCAGACTGAGAATAGAAAGGCTAGAGCTAATAGTCCAGAAGCTATCGAAAAGAGAAAGAAAACGTGGGAAGTTAGCGGAAGATTATTTAACTTTAAGGATAACAAAGATTGGAAGCGATACTATAAAAAGTGCGACGCTTTGACTAGGGCAATAAAAGCTGAAATGTTAAAAGAGTGGGATGGTTACGATTACTACGACGGTGAGTATATTAAGCCTTATCTAGAGCTGAGTGTTCATCATAAAAACTATCCTACATTAGATCATAAGTACCCCAGAAGCAAAGCATTTCAGGATGGACTTACACCACACGAGATTACAGTAAAAGAGAACCTTGTCTGGACTAAAAGAACTAACAATAGTAAAAAAGGTAATAAAACATTAAACGTATAACATGAAAACAGGAACATCAAGACTAATGGATAACGTACTAAACAAAGACAACGAAATAAACAAATCAGGTAATTACAACGAAGAATGGATTATCGATTCTCAGCAAGAACATACCTTAACAGAAAAGAACTTCACCGTCTGTAATACTTTCGTACCAGGACCTGATTATGTAGGTTGCTACGCTCTTGGAGGAAACGTTGGATTGAAGATCTACTTTGGAAAGAAACCAAAATGGCTACACAGGAAAATGATGAAATTATGTTTAGGATGGGAATGGATTGATAATTAAAACATTAAACGTATAAGTTATGAATATAGACAATAGATACATAATCAAGGGTATTGACATTACTAAAAGAGAAAACGGATATAGAGTATTTACTATCCCAACTCAACACTTTGAAATAACTAGTTTGGATGAATTAACCAACGAGAGATTTGAACAAGAAATTAAGAGACAGGAGAAGTATGAAAAAGATAGTTCTGAATTGTTTAGATTATTTTACGAAGAAACATTAAACGTATAATATGAGATTATTCAAGATACTTGTAAGACGTAAATCAGGAGAGGACGCCGGATACAAGTACGCTATGTCAGATAATATACTAGAAGCAAAACGATTACTAAAATATAATTTTGGATGGATAGGTAGTTTTGGTAGTTGGGATGAGATTGAATACATTAAAAAAGATATATAACATGGAACAAGTAGCAGGTATAGCAATCCTATTCTTATTTGGAGTATGCATCTACGGATTAATAGACGTAGCAAGACAAATATCAAAACTCAAATAAATGACACCAGAACAATTTGAAAGCTGGCACGTGGTAGCAGCCGATAAAGAATGCTTTGTACTAGCTACTGACCAAGTAGATTCAAGATGGTTCGAGCTCAGCTACTGCACACCCACCCAACGTCTACAGATCCTAAAAGCACACCAGCATCCGGTTGGAGGCAAGATAAGATCAACTATCTACGACGGCAAGTGTCCTGACATAGAAACATTCAAACACCTTTCAAAATTATTAGAGATATGACGGAATAATCCCTCCGAGCAGCTCAAAAGCACCTAACGAATGACAATAGAACTAAGCCAAGAAACAATCTACACCGGAGCAGTACTTGTATTGATGGCTATACAAATCTGGCAGCACTATAAGATTACTAAGCTAGAAACTCAAACATTTCAAATCTGGAATCAGATCAGTATCTTAGTAGCATCTATTAGCGGTAAGCTTTTAGACCTGGATAAAAAGATTGACGATAGAGTTGGAAAATCGACTAAAGATTAATATATTATCGCTATGAATAGAGACAAACACATAAAAATTGAAGACCTGGAATTAGCAGCTCCCGGTCATGCTAATGGCATTTCAACACAGCTCGCTGCTAAAGTAGACTACCATAAGATGGAAATCTCTCTAACTCCGGATGAGAAGTTTGCAATCATTGAAAAAGCTGCCGAGCATTTCGGTAATTTCTTAACTGCACTCGGAGTGGATTGGAGAAATGATCCTAATAGCTCGAATACACCTCGCCGTGTTGCTAAAGCTTACGTAAATGATCTATGGAGAGGACGTTATGAATGTTTAGATTCTGTGATATCCTTCCCTTCTGACGGGTATACAGGACTGGTATTCGAAGGTAATATCCCTGTCGTCTCCATGTGCTCACACCATCACCAGCAAATATCTGGCAGAGTACATATCGCTTATATTCCCACAGCGGAAGGTAGGGTGATTGGATTATCGAAGCTTAATCGTATTGTAGAGCATTTCGGTAGAAGAGGTGCAATTCAAGAGCAGTTAACCGTAGCTATTCACAATGCAGTAAATAAGATCTGTGAAGGTAATCAAGGTGTGGCTGTAATGATTGAAGCAGGTCATAGCTGTGTATCTTGTAGAGGAGTTAAGCATCAAGGTGCTAGTATGATTACCTCTAAGCTAACTGGTGCATTTATGGAAGAAGATGCTTGTAGGAATGAGTTTTACGAGTTTGTAAAAAATAGTAAGAAGTAATATGAAGGACTTCGATCCTAAGAAACCATCCCAGGGCCTAGGCGATAGTATTGCTAAGGTAACTCATGCTCTAGGGATTGATAAGCTTGCTGATAAAGTTGCTAAAGCTTTAGGAGAAGAAGATTGTGGATGTGATAAGAGAAGAGAATTACTTAATGAGTTAATTCCATACAAGAAACCTACCCCGGACACTACCTACTTCTATAAAGCCTTAACAGATATTCAGGCAAATAATGGAGTTGAGTATAAAGCAGAAGAGATTATCTTTATAGATGAAGACCATGCTCTATATCCAGAGCTTGAGAAACTAATTCAAGAAGGAAAACTAAAACAACAGCAATGACCACAGCCATGCAAGATCTACTCGATTGGGTAGTAGAGTATACTAAAGCTTACGGTATGATGCCTACAGACTGGGATGTTAAGCAAAAAGCTAAGCATCTACTTAAGAAAGAAAAGGATCAAATGTATGCTTGCTTTCAAAACGGGTTTATTGAAGGTATTAGCCAGCAGTCTAAGCTAGACCGCAAGTATATAGACTTTGAAGATTATTTCACCAAAATATTTAACAACAATGCAACCAAAGGAAAGTAAATCAAACAGACACTTTACTATCAGTATCCTTAAATCAGGAGTAAGAGTATTTGCCGGTATTATATTAGCAACAAGCGGAATAGCAGCACTGAAACTAGTAGGGGTATTACTAGTAGTAGCTGAAATCCTTGGAATAGCAGAAGAACTTTAATCACACTAAATTATAAGTAATGCTTAATGCACATCAAATTATTGACGAAGGCTTATTGAAGCTAGAATACACTAAAGGCAAACCAGCTCAAGTCGGCTACGACCTATCCCTCAAAAGTGTTAACCAAGTAGGAGACCCAAATCACCTATACAATCTTACCAACATAACAGACTATACTATTGGTAAAGTACTAAAAGGAGAGACGAAACTAACCACTTATACTCCTGTAGATAGAATCAATCTAGACGGCGTTAACGGATGGTTACTCTACCCAGGAGTTTACGACCTAACCTTCAATGAAGGATGTAAAATACCTGCTAATAGGGTTGGCTTCATAAAGCAGCGCTCTTCCCTTTACCGTAATGGTGCGATCATCAATAGCCCGGTATTTGATCCCGGCTTCGAAACTGAGTTTATGGGATCACTTATGTACCTACACAACACACTCTTTATTGAGCAAGATGCTCGAGTAGCTCAGATCTACTTCCATGAATGCGAACCCGCAGAGCTTTACAACGGCCAATGGCAGGGCGATAAACAAAGACAGGCATAAGTTGCTAATCTGAAGAAGTGTTCATATCTTTATTTTATGCAAGTATCTAAAAGTTATGTAACAGTCAACGATGTTGACACTCTTAAGCAGTTAGTAAACCATATCAAAGAAAGCGACCTTATTGCCTTCGATACAGAGACCGATAGCTTGAACCCCCGTAAGGCGAGAGTTATCGGTTTTTCTGTGTGCGGTAAAGTAGGCGAGAGTTATTACATGCCTACGATGGAGTTTAAAGAAGATGAGCTACAATCTTTGCAGATCAATACTACTGACTGCCAAGTTCTAGCTCTGAAGGTAATCAAGATGCTAATAGATAAGAAGCTTATCATGCATAATGCTTCCTACGATACTCAAGTAGTCAAGAACTTCTACGATGTAGATCTATTACCATCACTACATGCTGATACCATGCTACTAGTTCATACAGTAATGGAAGAAGGGGCATTTGGTATTGGAGGTTCACCTTTTGGATTGAAGCAAATAGCTCAGTTAGTTCAAAAAGAGATTGGATTGGATGTAGAGAAAGAGGCTAACGAAGAGCAGATAGAATTAAAAGAGAGTATTAAACGGAATGGAGGTAGTACTACTAAGGATAACTTTGAGATCTATAAAGCTGATTTAGATATACTAGCTAAGTACGGTGCTGCAGATACGGATTTAACTCTCCGCATTTATAGTTACTTTGTAGACCAGCTAGAGAGAGAAGGCTTGACTAGGTTCTACTTCGAAGATGAAGTAATGCCGGTATACAAGGAAGTTACTATACCGATGGAGAGTTATGGAGTTAAGCTTGACCTGGCTCTTATTGAAGATACGAAGATTAAAATTGAAGCTGATCTAGCTAAGTATGCTAAGATGGTTAAAGACGCGTTACTGGCAGATAAGAGAGTGAGAAGCTGGATTATTGATATGGCTACTAAAGTCTATCCTCCGTCTACTAAAGGTAGCTTTGCACAGGAGTTAGTACGTCAAGCAGGTATAGAATTACCTAAATCAGAGAAGACTGGTAAGTTTACTCTTAACAAAGCTACTGTATTATCATTACCGGAGAGCCCTACAAAGCAATATCTGGTAACTGGTGATATTAGCGTGTTATCTCCAGAAGAGATCGCAAAGGTGAGTCTACGTCTATGGAAGCAAGATAACGATGGAGACTTCTTTAATATTCAGTCTAAGGACCAGTTAGGTAAGATTGCATTCGAGGTTATGAGAATTAAACCTCTATCCTCTACGACAAAAGGTAAGCCGCAGTTTGACGATGACCTAATTGAATCTATTTCAGGTAAACATCCGTGGGCAGAGAATCTACGCATCTATAATAAGCTTGTTAAAGTTAAATCTGCGTATGTAGATCGCTTTTATGAGAATCACGAAGACGGCCGATACTACTTCTATTTTAAGCAGCACGGTACAGTATCGGGTAGATATGGATCGGATCTACAGCAGCTACCCAAGCCTAAAGAAGATGGAGAAGCTGCACCTATTATCGTACACTACAATAACTTAGTAAGAGCATTCCTTATCGCAGAAGAGGGCAGGATGTTGATCGACTGTGACTACGAGTCTTTGGAACCGCATTGCTTTGCTTCGGTATCTGGTGATGAAGGTCTAAGAGAGATCTTTAATAAGAATCATGACTTCTACTCCACTGTTGCTATTAAGACTGAAAAACTAGAAGGAGTAAGCCCGGATAAAAAAGCACCTAACTTTCTTAAAAAAGTAGATCCGGTGAAGCGTAATAAAGCTAAGGCTTACTCTTTAGGTATTGCCTACGGCATGGAAGCTTTTGCATTAGCTAAGACTTTAGATATACCGCAAAAAGATGCTGAAGTCCTCGTACAGGGTTACTTAGACGGATTTCCAGGTTTGAAAGCGTGGAGAGAGAATTCTAGAAAGTTTGTTAAGGAGAATGGCTATATCAAAAATAAAGTAGGCCGTATCAGGCATTTACCTAAGGTAAGAGCTATCTACAGCAGAATGCAAGATAGACTCCTTGATTGGAAGTTCAGAAAAGAACTAGAAGGTCAATACGGTAAAGAGCAAGTTATGAATCTATACAGAGACTACCGTAACGGATTAAATAACTGCCTAAACTACCAACTCCAATCTCTAGCAGCGGCGGTTGTGAATAGAGCAGCTGTAGCTATTAATAGAGAACTAAAGAAGAGAGGTATTGACGGGATCGTTCAAGCGCAGGTGCATGACCAGTTAGTAATCAATGTACCGGAAAATACAGCAGAGGAATGCATGAAATTTGTTCAAGAACTCATGGAAACTACAACAATCCTTGAAGGAGTAACGCTAAAAGCACCGCCTGCACTATCTAAAAACTTCCGGGATGGTCATTGATTTATAACATAGATATCCTATTTATTAGCAGATTAATTTTAGTACTGAATGAATACTGAACTGTTAAAAGCATTAGGAGTTATCGTTGGCGGTATCGTAGCTACAATAACACCCTATATTGTAACTTGGATTAAAAAGAAGCTATATAGTGGAGAAGAAGCTAAATCTTTTCTACACAATACCGAGTATAGAGCTAAAATTAACGAAGTTCTTGTAGAAATTCGCACAATTGTAGGTGCGAATCGGGTAGCCATCGTAGAATACCACAATGGAAACGCAGCTATTAACGGTCTCCCCTTTAATTACGCATCAATGACTTACGAAAAAGATGACCTAACTACTCGTGAGATGATGATGGATTTTCAGAAAGTACCTATAAGTCCGACCTGCGAACTACTCTTAGATGTACATAATTCAGAACAAGGTTACGTTAGAGTAGCGTCAGACTATAAACATAAAGATGTTGTAGAGTTTAATAAGTATTACGGAGTTGAGACAGCTTATATCTTTAGAATAGGCGATCATATTAAATACGGTACCCTTCAAGTTATGTGGATAAACGAAGATGTAACTCTAGAGCATGAAGAGCTTCAAGAGCTCCACTACAAGGTGATGTACGTTAATGAATTAATGAATAAAATGAAAAAGCACTAAAAAGAGGTGTTTTGCTGAATCTAGATATATTTATATTAAATAAAGAGATACTTGACGGGTCTTAGTTTTGAAATCAATTATTTAACCGCTTACCTTAGGGGAGCATAAAACACAGGAGGTTTAACATGACTTATCTAAAAGAATGGGCAATAGACCCTTTTGACATCGTTTGGAAAAACTTTATGAATTCCAATTCGAACTACAACACAATCCAAGAGAAAATTAATTATCCCGTAGACATCTACGAAACAGAACAGGGGTTACGATTCGAACTCGCAGTCGTTGGACTAGACAAAGAAGATCTAGACATTCTAGTAGAAACCGACACATTACGCATCACTTACGACAGACAGGCAGAAAATTCAGAGCGTACCTACATTACTAAAGGTATTGCTCGCCGCTCTTTTGATCTTGCATGGAAGATTGCATCTAAGTACGACCTTGCTAAACTATCAGCTAAGATGGATAAAGGTTTGCTTATTATAGATGTTCCATACGCTGAATCTAAAGCACCGAAGAAAATCGCAATTAAGTAGTTACGTGGAAAAAGACCTGTCAAAGTATCCACAATAAAAGTTGGAAGGTAATTAAAATCTAGTTATATTAACGTATGTTTAAAAATCAGTTTTTAACTTTTCAAGACAAACTCTATATTGTCAAAAGAATACTCAAAGAAGAGTTTAATCCTAACGTACAAACCTGGAAAGATCATCTCGGAGCAGATTTAGTTCTGCGCAAAGATGGACTACTCTACTTTGTAGAATCAGTACCTGATGTTGAAATCTTACCTGACGACGAATCATTAACCGAAGTAAAATAAAAAACAACTATGTCATCCTTAACACCAATGAATGGGCATGTTATCTTAAAGCCCGTAGAAGAACAAGAACAACTAGCCGGTAACATTATTATCCCGGATTTAGGAAAAGAAAAGCCTGAAGTAGGCGAAGTAATCGCTGTAAGCCCGACCTATAATTGGCATACAGGTACTAATCTAGAATCGCAACTTAACGTAGGCGATAAAGTCCTAATACCTAAGATGGGCAGTCAGCGTATCTCTGTAGGCAATGAAGACTATTTTATCACTAAAGAAACCGAAATTTTAGCAATCTTAAACTAAACAAACCATGATACAGAACATTACAGGAACAGAACTCAAGAGTAAACTGCTGCAAGGCATCAAGCAATTGAATCAAGCAGTATCTTCAACACTAGGTCCAGGCGGACGTACAGTATTGATTGAAGACCCCGTTAACGGAATTAAAGTAACTAAAGACGGTGTAACAGTAGCAAAAGCCTTTACCGAAGTTAAAGACGAGATCGAGAATATTGGCGCACAGTTAGTAAAGCAAGTCTCTATTAAATCTGCTAACGAAGCAGGAGACGGAACTACAACCTCTACTCTATTGACTACCGTGATGGTAGAAGAGGGATTGAAGCTTATCGACCAAGGATCTACTCCGGTAGAAGTTAAGAAGGGTATCGATAAAGCAGTTAGCTTGGTAGTAGAGGAGTTAAAGAAACAAGCTCAAGACATTACTACAGAAGATCAGATCAAACAAGTAGCTGCTATCTCAGGTAATAACGATGAAGAAGTAGGTAACTTGATTGCTACTGCTATTGAAAAAGTTGGTAGAGAAGGTATTGTATCTATCGAAGAATCTAAGACTGGTGAAACAGAATTAGAGGTTGTAGAAGGTATGCAGTTTGATAGAGGTTATAAGTCTCCTTACTTTGTAACTAACAACAATACCATGCAAGCTGTTCTTGAAGATCCATATATTTTGATCTACGACGGTAGAATCTCTACAGCTCAAGAGCTTATCCCAGTATTAAATAAGGTTAGCGCTGAAAATAAATCTCTGCTCCTAGTAGCTGAAGACTTCGGTGATGAAGCTCTTGCAACACTTATCGTAAACAAGATGAGAGGTATTGTTAAAGCTTGTGCAGTTAAAGCACCAGATTTTGGTGAACGCAAGACCTTATTGCTTGAAGATCTCGCGGTTCTAACTGGAGGTCAAGTAATTAGTAAGGATAAGGGCTTAAAACTGGATAAACTAGGGGCAAATCAGTTAGACCCTTATTTAGGTAAGTGTAGAACGGTAACTGTAGAGAAAGAGAAGACGACAGTAATCGACGGTAAAGGAACTGAAGAAGCTATTACAGCTCGTACGCTCGAAATCAAAGATCAGATCGAAAGACCTGGAGTATCACCCTATGAAAAAGAAAAGCTTCAAGAAAGACTTGGTAAGTTGATCGGAGGTGTAGCTATTATCTCAGTAGGAGGTAACTCTGAAATTGAAATTAAAGAGAAGAAAGATAGAGTAGAAGATGCTCTATTTGCTACTAAAGCTGCTCTAGCAGAAGGTATTGTACCGGGCGGAGGTATTGCATTGATTAATGCTTTTAATCTCGCTGTAGCCAAGACCTCAGAGTGGTCTGATAACGAGAAGAAAGGCGTTAAAATTGTACATCAGGCCTGTTACGCACCATTCAAAAAGATCCTCTCTAATGCAGGTATGGAGAATTGGTATGAAATCTTACACAGAGTTTCACAATCCAAACTTAAGAATGCTACCTACGATGCAAAAGCTAGCGTAGTTGTTGATCCATTCTCTTCTGGACTTCTAGATCCTGTAAAGGTAACTAGAGTAGCTCTAGAGAATGCTGCATCAGTGGCTGGTACCATTCTAACTACCATTCTTGTTGCAGCTGTAGCATTTGCATTCACAGCTTGTAATTCAGGTGCTAGCACAAACGCTACAACACCAGTGACTGATTCAACAACAGTTGATTCTTGCAAGACGACTTGCGACTCTACCGTAGTTGCAGTTGACACCGCTAAGTAATTAGCGCTATCGGAGTGGCGGAAGCGCGTTGGAGTACTTCAACCGATAGTCAAGACGTAGCCAGTTATGGCCGGTATAGGGAAACCGAACCGTAGAGGTGCAAGTCCTCTCTCCGATACTTAAAATCGCGGCGCAGGGAAATGGTAACCCGCTGGGCTCATAATCCAGAGATAGCTGGTTCGATTCCAGCCGCCGCAACCAATAAACAGTTATGAAAAAGATCTTACGTGAACTAAAATTTTACTTCGAATACTATGTAGGGTACCACCTTTATAGTAAAAGCAGAGACTGGAGCAAGTATATGATTACGAAATATCCAGAGCAGTTTCCAAACGAAGTAAGATACTTAAAGCAAAAAGAAGAAGTTCTTTAACATATGGGGGATACCAGGTATTGACTCAACTGTACTAGGTAGTATTACATGCAGAGGTATGGTTCTAATCCTCTTTAATCACTGGACAAACAAATAAACGACAACTCTGAATTATCAGATTGGACCTTCGACGACTTAATGTCTTTCGTAGGCGTATTGCGAGCCGTGGCAAACCGTTTTTCCTGTTTTCTCAAAATAGGATGGTGGAACTGCTGACTTAACCAGTCAGCCCCAATTACTGATCAGCTTGCAGATCTAAGCATGTGAGACGCTGATACTATTTCGTCTTTTGAACACGGGGGTTCGATTCCCCCATCCTCCACTTTTTTAACTTTTAATTTTACAATGGAACAACAACAGCAAATGAGATTAAATATCTCACTCGAAAAAACTACCCCCCTGACATGCGATAATTGTCAGCATCAAGTCTTTCAAGAAGGAGTTATGCTACGCAAAGCTTCTAAATTTCTGACCGGTACTGCACAGGATGCACTCGTACCTATCCCAGTCTTTACTTGTACCAAATGCGGACATGTAAACTCTGAATTCTTACCAAAAGAATTGCAAGAACCTACAGTTGTTTAATTGAGATAAAGTTCGTACCTTTACTTTATGAAAACAGTAGTACTAGGAGATATCCACGGACGTTCAGTCTGGAAGCAAATAACTGAGAAAGAAAATCCAGATAAGGTTATCTTTATAGGCGACTACTTCGATTCATTTGATATTAGCGGGGTAGAACAGCTCCATAACTTTAAAGAGATTATTGAGTATAAGGAGAGTGGTAGTAGTGAAGTAGTCCTTCTGATCGGAAATCATGACTACCATTATATGCCAGGTATCGATGAAGACTACTCAGGATACCAGCATGCAATAGCTCCATCTATTCAGCAAGTGCTTGAAGAGAATAAGAATCATCTTAGGATGGCTTATCAGATGGATGAATTTCTATTCTCACATGCGGGTGTTAGTAGTAAGTTTATGGATAGTGTATTTGGTAAAGGTGATTGGAAAGTTGAGAACTTGGCTATCGACTTACACGAAATGTTCAAGTTCAAACCTAGATCATTTATGTTCGGGGTTGCTGTAAACCCTGACCAGTGGTACATAGATCCCTACGGAGATAATGAAGAGCAGTCGCCTATCTGGATCAGACCTAAATCTTTAATGAGAGCTAACCGCGATACTCTACGCAAAGAAGTTATCCAGGTAGCTGGCCACACTCAAGTAAGAGAGGTTGATGTTAAAGGGCACGGTACTGGGAGTAGGTATTGGTTT